CAAAGATGAACAATTAGAAGAGTTACAAGGTAAACTCAAAATGATTGACGGTATTAGAATGCAAGTAGGTAGTTTAGAAAACCAAAAGTTTGCATATTTAAGCCAAATGGCCTCAGTACAACAAGAGCTAAATCAAATGCAAAACGATTTACAAGAAGAGTACGGAAAAGTTAGTATCAATATTACCGATGGTACTATCACTGAACTTCCTGAAGAAGATGAAGCTGATAAGAAAGATTAGTATCGGTAAAGACTATAAAAATGAAGCTATGCACTACTCCGTAGGTCAAGAGGTCTACGGAGGGCATACTATCAATGCAATAGTTGAAGATGAAGATAAATACAGTGTTTTTATTGAAAAAGGTAATGATATAATTCCTTGGAAAGATTTTAATAAGAATATGGCAATAGCAATAGAATATAATTTAGAATATTAATGCATGGTTTGTTTGATTTTATTATAAAGCCTGTCGGTAATAGATATAATAATACAAAAAAAATAGGCGACAAGGAATTAATAATAAATACTCGTATTGAAGAGCATAAAAATATAAATAGAACTGCTGTTGTGCTTGCTGTTCCAAAACATCATAAAACCAGTATTAAAGTTGGTGATGAAATAATTGTACATCATAATATTTTTAGAAAATCATATGACGTACAAGGAAAAGCGCAGAACAGTAGGTTCTATATAAACGAAGAGATGTATACTTGCCCTATAGACTGTGTGTTTTTATATAAAAGAAATAACAAATGGAAACCTATTGATGGTTATTCATTTATAAAACCACTTGTAAACGACAACGTGTATAGCACAAATGCTGAAAAACATTGTGTAGGTATTATAAAGTACTGTAGTGATTTGCATGAGCCCGGAGACGTTATAGGTTTCAGGAACAATGTTGAGCATGAGTTTGTTATAGATGGTGAGCTTCTTTATAAAATAAAATCTAATTTAATACAAATAAAGTATGAGCGTAAAGGAAACGAAAAAGAATATAATCCAAGCTGGGCACAAAGCGGTTGAAGAATTAATAAAAGTAGCTAAAGAAGCTATTGTTGATAGTGAAGACGATATTAGCGCTGATAGATTAAAAAACGCTGCTGCTACAAAAAAACTAGCTATATTTGATGCTTTTGAAATATTAAATAGAATACAAGAAGAGCAAGACATGCTTGACGGTAAAATAAAAGAAGAAGGCAAAGATAATGCTTTTTCTGGTTTTGCTGAAAAAAGATCTAAGTAATGTACGAGCAAACTTTATATAAGGTAGTAGAGCCTATAAAAATAAATACCATTAAGAGATTAAATAAATCTAAAAAATGGGAGTATGGATATAATCAAGAGCATGATGTTGTTGTTATATCTAAAACAGGTATGATAGGTGAGATATATGAGATACAAAACCTCAAAATAGCTTTGCCACAACAACCTAAACAAATACATAAGTTTAAAAGCAATAAATGGGAAGTAACAAAATATCCAAAAGAGTTAAATAGAATTAAAACAATATTTGACTGGAAAGAGTACCCAAAAGAATTTAAAAGCAAGTATATAGATTACATAGAAAATGAGTTTAAAAAAAGAGAAGAAGGTTTTTGGTATTATAATAAAAGCAAACCTACTTATATTACTGGTACTCATTATATGTACTTGCAGTGGAGTAAAATTGACGTTGGGAAACCAAACTTTCGTGAAGCAAACAGATTATTCTACATTTTCTGGGAAGCTTGTAAAGCAGATAAACGATCCTATGGGATGTGTTATCTTAAAAACAGAAGATCTGGTTTTTCCTTTATGGCTTCAGGAGAGGCAGTTAATATGGCAACCATATCAAGTGACGCTAGATTTGGTATATTATCCAAGTCTGGGCCTGATGCGAAGAAGATGTTTACAGACAAGGTGGTACCCATATCGGTTAATTACCCCTTCTTTTTCAAGCCGATACAGGACGGTATGGACAGACCCAAAACTGAACTTGCCTACAGAGTTCCAGCGTCCAAGCTTACAAGACGGAACATTACAAGTACCGATAAACCCGAAGCCCTACAAGGTCTTGACACAACCATCGATTGGAAGAACACAGGTGATAACTCCTACGACGGTGAGAAACTCAAGCTCCTTGTACATGACGAGTCCGGTAAATGGGAAAAGCCGAACAACATCCTCAACAACTGGAGGGTTACAAAAACAACGCTACGATTAGGTAGTAGAGTAATAGGCAAATGTATGATGGGGTCAACGAGTAATGCTCTTGACAAAGGAGGTGATAACTTTAAAAAACTATATGATGCTTCAGATGTCACAAAACGAAACAGAAATGGCCAGACAAAATCTGGATTATATTCTTTTTTTATCCCAATGGAGTGGAACTACGAAGGATTTATTGACGAGTACGGTATTCCAGTATTTGATAGTCCAAACAATGATGTCATCGGACCAGATGGCGAGCTAATAGATATAGGTGTTATAGATCACTGGCAAAACGAAGTTGATGGTTTAAAAAATGATCAAGACGCTTTAAATGAGTTTTACAGACAGTTTCCAAGAAGTGAAGATCACGCTTTTAGAGACGAAACCAAAAATAGTATATTTAATTTAGTAAAAATATACGAACAAATAGATTACGTAAACGACAGTACTAAAACACATTTAGTAACACAAGGTAGTTTTCAGTGGGTGAACGGTATAAAAGATACTAGAGTGTTTTTTGCGCCTAATCAAAACGGTAGGTTTTACGTTAGCTGGATTCCTGATAATAACATGCAGAACAATATTATTGTTCGTAATGGTAAAAAATATCCTGGCAATGAGCATGTAGGTGCTTTTGGCTGTGATAGTTACGATATATCAGGTACTGTAGACAATAAAGGATCAAAAGGATCTTTACATGGACTTACTAAGTTTAGTATGGAAAATGTACCACCAAACCACTTTTTTTTAGAGTATATAGCTAGACCACAAACCGCTGAGATGTTTTTTGAAGATGTTTTAATGGCTTGTATTTTTTATGGTATGCCAATACTTGCAGAAAACAACAAACCAAGATTATTATATTATTTTAAACGTAGAGGTTATAGAAACTTTAGTATGAATAGACCTGATAAAGTTTGGAATAAATTATCAACAGCTGAAAAGGAAATAGGTGGTATACCTAATTCTAGTGAAGATATAAGGCAAGCACATGCCGCAGCTATAGAAACTTATATACAAAAATATGTAGGTTTAAAAGAAGACCATACTTATGGTGATATGTATTTTAATAGAACTTTAACTGATTGGTCTGGATTTGATATTAATAATAGAACAAAATATGATGCAACAATTAGCTCAGGGTTAGCTATAATGGCTTGTAATAGAAACTTATACAAACCAGTTGCTGATAAAAAAAGTATAAAAATTTCTTTTGGATTATCTAAGTATAATAACAAAGGAGTAACGTCGAAAATAATAGAATAAATGGCAATTACTACACAAAAAAATCATAGTTTTCCAAGTAACGCGGTATCAGATGCTGAGAAAGCGAGCATGGAGTATGGCAAGCGAGTCGCTTTAGCTATAGAACACGAGTGGTTTAAAAATGACGCTGGTACAAATAAGTACATACACTCTAAGCAAAGATATAACGATTTAAAGTTATATGCTAGAGGAGAACAGTCTGTGCAAAAATATAAAGACGAATTATCTATTAATGGTGATTTGTCTTACCTTAACTTAGACTGGAGACCAGTACCTATTATACCTAAATTTGTAGATATAGTAGTAAACGGTATATCAGACAGATCTTATGAACTAAAAGCTTATTCACAAGATCCAATTGCTGCTGCAAAAAGAACTAAATATATTGAAGATATTGTAAAAGACATGGAAAACAAGGAGTTTTATACTGATGCAGAAGCTCAGTTAAATGTTCCTATGTTTAAATCTGAAAACTTAAACCCAAATGAGTTGCCAGAAAATAACGAAGAATTATCTCTTCACATGCAGTTAAACTATAAGCAAAGCATTGAGATAGCTGAAGAAGAAGCTATAAACAATTTACTTGATTTAAACGATTATGATTTAATAAAGAAAAGATTAGATTATGATTTAACTGTATTGGGTATAGCTTGTATTAAAAATTACTTTAATGTTTCTGATGGTGTTAAGTTAAAATATGTTGACCCTGTTGATATAGTTTACTCTTACACTGAATCACCCTATTTTGATGACTTGTATTATATTGGTGAAGTTGAAAGAGTAGCTGTTTCTGATTTAGCTAAAAGGTTTCCAAACCTAACTAATGAAGAGCTAAAAGAAATAGAAGATGGTTCACCTGGTGATTTTTATAGAACAGCAAGAACTGACGATAACTTTGTACACATATTAAATTTTGAATATAAAACTTACACAAAGCAAGTATATAAAATTAAAAAAGGAGCTAGTGGTAATGATAAAGCGTTAGAAAAAGATGATACTTTTAACCCACCAAAAGATGATAGATCAAGATTTAAAAAATTAGACAGATCTATAGAAGTTATTTATTGTGGTACTAAGATTATTGGTTATGATAAAATGCTAGACTGGGGTATGGCAGAGAATATGACAAGACCAAAAGCTGATTTAACAAAAGTTAAAATGTCTTATCAAATATGTGCTCCAAGATTATATAAAGGTAGACCCGAGTCTTTAGTTAGTAGAATGACTAGTTTTGCTGACATGATACAAATAACACACTTAAAACTTCAACAAGTTTTATCAAGACTAGTACCAGATGGTGTTTACATGGATGCTGATGGTATAGCTGAAATAGATTTAGGTAACGGTACAAACTACAACCCACAAGAAGCATTAAACATGTACTTCCAGACTGGTAGTGTTATCGGTAGATCAATGACACAAGACGGTGACTTTAACCAAGGTAAAGTTCCAATACAAGAATTAAGATCTAGTGGTGGTAATCAAAAAATAGCTAGTTTAATACAAACTTATAATTACTACATGCAAATGATGCGTGATGTAACTGGATTAAATGAAGCAAGAGATGGTAGTATGCCTGATAGTAATTCTTTAGTAGGTATACAAAAAATGGCGGCTGCAAATAGTAACACGGCTACAAGACATATATTACAAGCTGGTTTATATTTAACTTTAAAAACAGCAGAGTGTTTATCACTTAGAATATCTGATGTATTAGAATATTCTAACACAAAACAACAATTTTTAAATACATTAGGTAAGTTTAATGTTGCTACTTTAACAGAGGTTAGCGAGCTACACATGCATGATTTTGGTGTTTATTTAGATTTAATGCCGGATGAAGAAGAAAAACAATTGCTAGAAAACAATATACAAATGGCAATACAAAAAGAACAAATAAATCTTGAAGACGCTATTGATATACGTGAAGTTAAAAACTTAAAATTAGCTAATCAACTTTTAAAACTTAGAAGAAAGAAAAAACAAGAGCTTGATAGAAAAATGCAAATGGAAAACATACAAGCTCAAACACAGTCTAACGCTAAAGCTGCTGAAGCTGCTGCAGCTGCAGACATGCAAAAACAGCAAGCGCTTGCTCAAACTAAAACTCAAATAGCTCAAGCTCAAAGTCAATTTGATATTGCAAAAATGGAAAGAGAAGCTCAAATTAAAAAAGAGTTAATGGAATTTGAATTTAACTTAAATATGAGGTTAAAAACACAAGAAATGCAAGTGATTAAGAGTAGAGAAAGCAGTAAAGAAGATCGTAAAGATAAAAGAACACAAATGCAAGCTAGTCAACAAAGTGAGTTGATAGAGCAGCGAAAAGGAAACACTGGCCCAAAAAACTTTGAATCTAAAGGTTTTGATAACCTAGATGGTTTTGGTTTAGAACAATTTGAGCCAAGGTAATTTTTAACTATTTAATTATATTATATTATGGAAGAAAAAGAAAACGTAGTTGAAGAAACTACACAAGATACAGTTGAAGAAACTGTTGATAAGGTTGAGGAACCTAAAAAAGAAGAAAAACCTAAAACTCCTCTTAACGAGGACGGAGATTATAAAGTAGATTTGTCTAATATTAAAACACAAGAAAATGCCATACGGGAAAACGAAAAGCAAGA